CTGCCACGATTCCGCTCTGCCTGTGGGATTACGAGTCCCGGCTGAAAAAGGGCGATAACCTGATTCTGGCAGCTTTCGGCGGCGGCTACACATGGGGAGCCGAATACGTCAAGTGGGCGTACGACGGCGGCGATTTCTCGAAATAGCGCGCGTCTCGTCCGGTTTCATGCGCGAAGCAAGGAAACAAACGGACCGAAAAGCACATAAAGGCGGTTCTATAGTTCAAGGGATAGAACGGAAGTTTCCTAAACGCTTTTGCCGGGAAACGACATGCAGTGAGAAAGAGGGGAATAATAATTGAGATAGAAAAGCGGTAAGCCCTTGTAGTTCAATGGATAGAACATAAGTTTCCTAAACTTGTAATTCGGGTTCGATTCCCGGCGAGGGTACAAAAAACGAGGTTTCAACGCCTCGTTTTTTGTACTTTTTATCACTTTGTGGCTATATTTGTTTGCAAAAGTTGGCAAATAGTTGGCAAAAAAATGGGGACTACTTTTAAGGCTGTCGTCTATGCGGACAACAAGAAAAAGGACGGAACATACAACCTGAAAATCCGGGTGACCCATAACCGTCGTTCTTTAAAGGTATCGACAAATATATATGTTTTCCCCGACGATCTCGGTCGCAAACTTCAAATAAAGAATCAGGAGATTATTGACCTTGCTGACGATCTGATCCGTCGGTGGCGCTATTTAGTCAATCGTCTGGGCATTGCAGCCGAGGTAATGGATGTTAAGCAGATAGTACAATATATAAAGGAGTCGGAAATAACGGGCGAAGGATTTCATCTCGATTTTATCGAGTACGGAAGAAAAGTGGCCGCCTCCAAATCAAAAGGAACCGCAAGGGCATATAACACGTCGCTAAACGCATTGGAGCGCTTCATGAGGGGGAAGCCGCTCGATATAAATAGCGTAACGGCCAAGTTTCTTTCCGATTTCGAAGCGTTTCTTGCCCACGAGCCAGTCATGAGGTATGATCGCCAAAAACGAGTAGAGAAAACAAGCCGGTCGAAATCGAACGGTCGGGCGCTTTCTTTGTATATGGCCAACATCAGGCACATACACAATGAAGCGAAAAAGGAATTTAACGACGAAGATTCAGGTATCATCCGCATTCCGCAATCACCTTTTAGAAAATACGCGGTAAAACGCCCCCCTACCCCCAAAAAGCGTGCATTACAGCCTGAGACCATACAGGCAATTATCGATTTGCCTGATGCGGATCGTAAGACCGGCAACATAGCCGATTTTACGAGACGAGATTTTGCCCGAGATTGTTTCCTCCTGTCGTTCGCCCTCGCCGGCATGAACTCTGCCGATCTTTTCGACTGCAAGGCTTCCGATTTTGACAGGAAAGAGCGAATCATTACCTACAAACGGCAAAAGACACGTACACGGCGAGCCGACGAGGCCGAAACCAAAATCAGGATCGAGCCATGTATTTGGCCTTTAGCTCAGAAATACATATCTAAAGGAGGAGATAGGCTTTTCTGCTTCGATAAGCATTATTCTACGCTCAACTCTTTCTCAATCGCGCTAAACACAGGCTTGCGGCAAATAGAAGCAGCCATAAAGCCGGAGAAACATATCACTTTCTACGCCGCCCGCCACTCTTGGGCGACTATTGGCCGATCCAAAGCCCTGAATATCGATAAATATACTATTCATGAGGGGCTGAATCATGTGGATGACCGCATGAGAATTACAGACATCTATGTCGAGAGGGATTATAGCCTCATTTGGGAAGCCAACGCCAAAATATTAGGGATATTCGACTGGTCAGCATTAGAAGAACGCGAGCAGGATAATATCACAAAATAATGATTCCTATTCCTTCTCGGGCTTTTTATATCCGATAGGGTTTCTTGTCCGCTGCGGATGTATTGACAAAGCTGCGATAGCTTGGTAAATATTGTCCAACTCTTTCCGCATATCCTCCGACAGATCGCTGACCGCCTCGGCATTCTCGGCATCCGCCCTCTCCAGCAGGGCCAGTTTCGCCCGAATTTCGGATAGTTCAGCCGTTATCTGCGTCGTGGTGGTAATGTAATTACGCATCGCTACAAACGCCCGCATAATCGCCCTATTCACTCGTATGGCCGTCTCGCTACGCAGAACGCTCGACAACATTGCGACGCCCATTTCGGTAAAGGCAAACGGTGGATATTTCGGATACTTGCCACGCCCATCGATTTCTAAGGACGCAATTTGCGACCTTAACCTGTCTTTCAATGTGTTATACTCAGTGTCCGAGAGTTCAAACATAAAATCCTCGCCCTCGAAACGCTCAATATTGCGCCTTACAGCCTCTTTCAATCGCTTTGTTTCCACTCCGTAGAGTTCCGCCAAATCGAAATCCAGCATTACCCGCTGGCCCCGTATTTCGTAGATTTTACTCTGAATAGATTGTAGTTCCATGCCGTAAAGATAGCGATATTATACAAAAAGAGAAGGGCTTGCGCCCCTCTCTCCCCTAACTTCCTTTATGCTTACTTGCGGATAACAGAATGCCCATTGCAGCAAGCAATTTGAGCATATCCTTTCTAAATTGATCGTCTTCGAGAAGTCGTCTCACGACTTCTTCGGCCGTGAATCGATAAGAAGTCATTGAATCGGAGCTTGACGTTTGACCGAAGGCACGACTTCGAACAGTCGGGCAATGAAATCGAGCCCCTTTTGAGTCACCAAAACTTTAATGACTGTAAATCCGTCGTGACTATTTCGCTCGATAAACTTTTCCTTGAGTTCGAAATATCCTCTGTTGATATACTCCTGCTTAGGCTCGTTCCGATTGCAAAAGAATATGCCTTTCTCGCGCAGCTTCTGAAAAAGAGTATTTCGACCGAATGGTAATCCGAGTATCTTGGCCGACTGCCCGACATCGATCTTCTGATCCGTGTCGAGAACTTTATCCATCAGTTCCGCTTTAGGTGTAAGAGCAGCTACTTTTTTCTCGGCCTGCTCAAGCTGTTGTTTTTGTCGATTTATCGTCTCATTGGCAACCAGCACGGCTCTTGCCATAATCATCTCAGGTGTATCGTCCACTTTGGCCACCATGTAGCCGCCAGTTTTGCGAATCGCCGGCAGCACTTCGTCACATACCCAATCCTGAAACTGTTCCGCTTGCGGAAGCTTCGAGCGCATGACGAGACGGTACACGTCGGATTCGGGAATGTATTTCACTGGTTGTGCACCGCCATCAGTGGGGGTCACTAAAATAGTGACTCCTTTGCAGTGAGAGGAAATAGCATTTGCAGGTTTAACATAACCCAACGCTTTTGCGACATCGTTGGCCAAAAACATAGGCTTGTCGCTGGTCATAGCAACTCGAACCCGTCCGAATCGCTCATTATTGAAAATTTGGACGCTATTCATGGCCTACCTACTTTGAAAGGGTAAATACTTTGGAGCGGTTACGAAGTGCTTGCGGGTCAATTGAAGATTTACGCTGATCGAATGATAACAAACACCTTAACCGCTCTTTATTGCCGGCATTCTCTTCGAGGATGTCCCAATACTTGTGCATTGCCTCGTTATAAGCGTTTTCCAAATGCTCGGTGCGACCCATGAAAAAGCGAGCAATCGTATTGCTCTCGTTTAGTTTGCTCTGAAGCTCAGCAACAAGAGCGCGTAAAGTCTCAATTTCTCTGACAAGAGAATCTCGAGTCGTTGATTTTGAAGTGTTGGACATAGGTGATAGACATTTAGTTTGCAACAAAAAACAGCAGTGTTGCTACCTGCTGTCTATCACCATAGAGGCTGCCGTATCATTACAATAACGGCACAGGGCATCACTGCTGTAAATATGTTAAGGCATAAAAAAAGCCTACAAAATAGGCCGCATTATGCGCCTCTATGGTATGATAGACATCACAAAGATATGCATGATTTTTGAGTTTGCAAATTTCAGGAAATAAAAAAGCCCCTCTGTTTTGAGGGGCTAAATTAGAAGGTTATTCAAATAGATACCGTTACAGCAAATTTACACTTTCCTTTATCGACTTTTCAGATAGATACTTAAGAGGAATCTGCCTATCTTAGCGTTACATTCATTCGCCTCAAGCTAATAGCATCATCTCCGCAATAAATATCTGATTTTGCTATTAAATCTTGATCGGATAAATATGTATTGGCATAATCTTTTAATGCTTCCGCAGGTATAATTAATAATAGATAATCCCAATTTTCTGACGCATATTCTTCTGTAAAATCCTTATGAGGGTAACATATATCCAGTCCAATATATTGAACATTGATATTTTCATACTCACCTATTTCATAAGATATTGGGAGTAAAACGTCAGAAATGACTTTGGATACCATTTCATGTTGCGATAACCTTACCTCATTATACGTAGAAGAATGACATAACGTATGAAAAAGCAGCAATTTATTTGCCTTGTAAGGCATAACTGTCGGATATGCCTCTGCACTCTCTACTAAAATTTTCCCACTTAATACCGTGTCTACCATCGCTTTGTATGGAAATAGCGGAGACGTTTCCCCAATGGAATCCAATTTCGAATTAAAAATATTTAATGCCCATGCTGCGGGTATTCTATGTTCATCAATACTTGCAGAAGCCATAGTCAGCGAACTCCTAAGTTTGATTTTGCGAACGTCCTCAATTGAAAATCCCTTATTGGTTGTCTGGCTTGATGCTGGCAAGACTGTAATAATCCCTTGCAGGATTGCCAACAGTAGAAAAGTCCTTTTCATATAAATTCGAGTTTAGTTTTTAATCTGTTGAACGTGTCGCTGTTTTCGAGTTCACTCCAAATATAAGACGTTTTAAATTACCGATCAAATCTTTTTATCTCTGATCTTGACGACGTCCTGGAAATTATAGAGCCTCTCTTTGTAGACTGGTATTCCGCACCGACTCACTTTACTATTGAACGCCGTGTCCGATTTACGCGTGATGGCCTTTGCCGTTTCGTAGTCTACCTTCACATTCAGGAACTGGGCAAGAACATCGCGGCCTTTGTTCAGTACGTCCATTGTCACATGCTCCATCGCGCCCTGCTCTTTCAGCCTGCCGAACATTTCGATTGCCTCGAAGATCAACTTGAAAATTTGCCTCAGCTTCTCAATGTCCTCCGAAGATAACTTTTTGATTTGGTCCGCATCGAGATTCTCGACCACTTCTGAAACATTCATATCATTCATCTGTCGATTGCTTTGATTTGCGAGGTCTTCTGAGCCGTCTGTCTGCCATTCGGTATTTGGCAGTTCGCCTCTTCATGAGGCGCAGCATAATCATCAACTGTTTCCGGGAATAATTGATGTACACTTCCGAGTCGTCATAAACGCCTCCCCTGCGTTTTTTTTTAGGTCCATCCATGTCATATCGGGATTTAATTACTATTTTTGAATTGGCGGAATCAAAGGGCGGGGAATCTTCGGATGAACCGCTTTTTTGTTAGACTATTTTATGTGTCTGACAATGTCGGTAGTTCTCCTGCCATTTTTCCAGCAGTGCCGGGTGTTCTTTCAGGTACTCTTCAGCTTCCGATGAGTCAACCATCACGATACCGGCACAAATCGAGGACTTTATGATCTTTTTTCGGATCATTTCCCACACCCTGATTTCAGCAATGTCTAATCTTTCAGCCAGTTGTTTAATTGTCGTCATATCTCGTGAATTAAATAATATGTTTTGTCACCCCTAAATACTCGTCCACTTTCTCAATAAATCGCTCGATATCCCGAACTACGACACACTTATTGCCGGCCATTTCAGCCCGTTTCAGCCATTCTTTCTGTGCTGGCGACAATCTGCCCGTCTCAGTCTTCAATTCAATGCAGAGGGCCCCGAAATGGCCGCGAGGAACCAACAGAATCAGATCGCTCACCCCGGCAACCGTTCCCTCGGCTTTCATCCGCGCCGCCTCGATACGGTTCCGTGAACCGCCGTTAGGCACGGCGAACAGCAGTCCTCGATACTGTGGATACTGCATAGCAAACCACCGAACGCACGCTATTTGCAAATCGCTTTCCCTGTGCCTCATTGTAGAATATCCTTTACCTTTATCGCTATCTCTCGGAAAATAGGGGAGGTATCGTATTCGGCTTGGTAGCGATTGATCAGGTAGCCAATACTCCCACGATCCCGGTGAATTGCCTGTCCGATCTCTCGGGCCGACGCGCCGCGTTTGTGAATCTCATGGCACAGAATGATCCGCGCCCGAACTACCGGTAGCCTCCTGCTACGAGCTCGTATATCCTCCAGTCCGAAACCCGTCGCCTGTTCGACGGCTGCGGATATACGCTGTATCTCACTTTCAAGAATCGTCATCGTCCCAATACTTTATTGATTGCCTTCTCGGCCTTTGATATGGCATCCATCCATCTATTAGGAATAGGGGGTAATAGAGTGTTCTCTGCGTCCAAATCATGTTGGCGAATAATTTCCTGTAATGCCGCCAGCATTTCCGGTGCGGCAGCGATCAGGCGGACATTAGATTCTATTTCCATCCTTTGCTTCCTGTATTCTTCGTCCGTTTCAGGGAGTATAGTATTTACTATCATTTGGATATATCCCGGTTGAATCTGTCTCCCAACACCGACACATACTCCGCTTATATAATCGGGTTTCCACGGCCCCGGAGTACCTTTGAATTCTGTTTTCATCATTTCACTAACTTAAACTCTATGCGCCAAACAAAAGGATTCCGTTCCCATGTACCTTCCCCGGAAACCTTGTCGATCAGCGAGGCGAAGGCTTCGCGGGGCGTGTCGAACCATAACCCTCTTCCTTTATAATCGATATATCCATACATATCTAATATCGATTCTGCGTATGCACGTCTAATCCCTTCTTTCATGCAATCATCGTCCGAAATATCCTGCAACCGCTCAATCCGAATGTCGGTAATCTGGATTCGGTGAGGCATCAGGTCGGCCTGAACGAACATTTTGTTGTGCCAACCTGCCTTATCATGCACTACGGCATTTTTGAAGCTATCGTAACAATCATCCCCAAAATCTCCGATCATCAATTCGCTATGTATGTCTGCGTAACACTGCGCCACCGCCACGATCTCTCCAATCTTATAGGGGCACTTGTGCTCAATCACAAGCTTCCCATTATTGGCTATCACATGGATAATATCACCTTTTATCTCTTCAGCCTCTATTTTATAAATCGGCCACCAAGCATCTTTTACTACGCGCCTTGTCACCGTCTTTCGACCACTGATAACCGCCTGCGTCAGGCCGTAACGGTCGTTAAACATCATTTTTTTCATTGTCGTCTATTTTATCAGGTCCGCATTATCGTGGATGTTGCCGATTATTTCGCAACATTGCGATAACCATGATGCGTTTTGCATTTCAGCAATAGAGGAATACGGATATACTGGTGCTCTATGGTCATAGCCGAATGCCACAGGATTATCCTCAAAAGCGAGTCCGCCGGGAACTCGGAAGATGGATCGCACAATTCCGCTATCATCTTCTTTGAATATATCCCCTTCCCAAAAGCTCTTGCCATTCTTGTCTTTCAGCCCCGTGTACTGACCGACGGTGGCCGGATCGACCTTGTATTTGTCAATACCTTTCGGCGCAGGATCGGGGAATATAAATACATGGCCGTTTATCCGAAGCAGATCTCCCTCTATCCATTCCCCCGTATCGAGGCGTTTCCCTCTGAAAAGTATCTCTCGCATGATTTACAATTTTTGTTAGTTATCGGTTTTAGATTTCTGAATCCCCTTGAGTATCTCTTGCGCCGGGATAAATCGACCTTCCTTTTCCGCGTCAACCGCCATTGCTCCGACGATTGCGAGGTCCATTAATTCGGAAGGCGATAAAGTCTTCGCAAATTCTGGTACAGTCTTTCCATCGACGTACCTTACCCCATTGCGAACCTCGCATTCGTAAACCTTCCCTGAAATAGTTATTTTCCCTTTCATTCTTACTATTTTTGATCGTTACGTTTCAATTTATGTTGATAGGCCCGACAGATTCGATCTGGACAAAGGGCATTTGGAGTGTCGGGGATTTCACCTTGCGGACTGTTGGCAATGGGTATGCAGTAACTCCTCACGGCTTACAGGTATCGCAGACTCGCATACTTATCCTTCTGTTCCCTTCTACGTCTACTTACTCCTGTGTGCCCTATTTTTCGCCTTTCGGCTGTTCGTGTCTTATCTCCTCTTCGCTGATCCATTTTTGGGCTTCGCCCACTTTATAGCCGGCAAGGAAAGCGTTGTATATATCGCGCCATTCATCATGCATAAATCCATTGTCGCTGGCATACTCTCGGGCTACTTCTTCTGGTGTTTTCATCATTCATAAGGATTTTCAGGTAAGGTATTCACGTCGATTGCCAGTCCGGCGGAGATCAGGCCCCGGTAGTCAAACATCCATTCATGGAATTTGTCGAACACCATAAGCCAATCGGAATCCATACAGCCTCCTACTGTATAAAGCAAACCGGCTGTGTCAAATTCTATGAAACGCCCTCTATCATTAAGGACATCAATCGGCACAAACCTTTCCCCTTCGTGGATGATCTCTTTGGTTATGTCGGACATCGGGCGAAGAAGAGGCTTTCCATGTCTGAAAGGTATTTTTAGAAACACATATCCACCTATATGTGACTGAATCTCAACGGCAAAAGGACAAACATTTTTATAATGCTTTTGCATTAGCCCGTACGGCATATAGCCGCAAATATCTTTCAACTCAAGTGTTTTCATGGCTCTTTCTTTTCAATCGTTTTACAAAATTCTTGACATTCAGCGCCTGTTCGTAGTAGCAATCCTTCTCCACCACTATTCTCTCCTTGAAGACCGGCAATCCGTCAAAGCCCATCGCACACTCCCGAATCACGTCGGCCGGCTTGATCTCGCCTGTTTTGTAGTTGAAAGAGAACAGAGTGTGCCCCGGTACCTTCTTCATGCTTCCGATCAGCTTCAACTCTTGCTGCTTTTTGATTTGGGCCTCGATGCGGGATTGTTCTCTTTTATCCCAAACTATGTCTGCATCAGGGATCATTTTCATAACTCATTCTTTAAAGTGTTTAATGTTTTTTAAAGGTTCAGTTGTCAATTATTATTTGACAACTGGAGGATGAAGCGGTCATTTATCATTCGCACAACCCATAATAACTCATGCAACTCGTGGCCGTGTCGTCATCGAACAGGCTGCCCGTCGCGTTCTGCCATTGGACGTAGCGCACGATATCATGGATAGTCGGATATTTCCTGCCTTTGGGGATTGCGTGGGCGGGTATCTTGTCCGGACCGAAAAACGCCGAGCCGCCAATTTCCTTCTCATAAGCGGCTATTTGCTCAATACGATCCGGATTCTGACGCGATATGTTCAGAATATCTATCTGATTCGACATCACGCACGGCCAACAACCGACACGCTTATAGCCCATTTTGTAGAGGGGATTCGGTTCCAACCCTGCGGCGAGGATGTAATCTATCACCTGCTGGGCCGACCAGTCGAACACGGGACGCAAAAGATCGTCGGCGAACTGTGCCCGGAACACTCGGACATCCTTGCCCCGATAGGTATGCTTTTTCGGCTTGCCGTTTTTGTCGAAACCGTAAGGCTCGAAATAATACTTGAAGTATGTGCATTGTTTCGACATCTTAGCTCGTGCCGGGGATTCTGATCCGCGGATGCCCTGAATCATCAGCATATTGTCCTGAACATCGTCCAGCACGTAATCGATCGTCGGTTTGGTTTTGAGTGCTTCCGTGCAGAACCGCGCCCGCGTCGAGGGCCAGCGCTTTTTCTGACGAGCAAGATCGACCATACCTGCATACTTCTTCGACTTCAATGTTACAAGGTCGAGATGCAGCTTGTCGGCGATGCGATGGATGTATTCGTAAGTCAACGGATGTTCCCAACCCGTGTCGCAGAATACCGTCGTGAATTTTTTCGTGATATGTTCCCGCGTCCACAACAGCGCTGCAAGGCTGTCTTTACCGCCGGAAAAAGTAACTATGACTCTCATAATCTATCTGTTATTCTTTATCCCGCACGCAACGCACGCTGAAGCCGTAGGCGCGATTGTTGCTGTTCAGCGGGTAGACGCTGCCCGAGTAGAAGCCGAGGCCGCCCGCGTAGCTGACGCCTCCGTAGTACGGCGACGAGGACCAACAGTAGCCGTTGGAGCTCGTGCCGACCAACTCGCCGCTATTGTTGTTGCGCAGGCCCGCAGCAGGCAGGAATAACGAGCCCTTGTGGTCCGAGTCGTGGTTCCCCCCGAACCAACGGCCCTTGCGCTCGTCGTCCCAAGTCGAGCCGAGATCGCATAATGCCTTCCATTCCTCCCGGGTCGGCAAGCGCTTCCCGACGGACTTCGCGGCTTCCATCGCTTCATGCCATGTGTAGTAATGATGGCCGTCCTTCTCGTAACCACCGATTATCAGGTTCTCTGTGTCCCACAGCAGGCCGCAAAGCTCTATGGAGTCGGACTCGGGATCGGACACAGAATCGGCCGCAACCGGATTATCCTCCCTCCATCGAGCGCCGGTAATGAACCCGTCTATCCATTCATTGTAGCAAGTTTCATCTATCATGTTGTAGATGGTTTTACCGTAATCCTCACCCAAACGAATCGGGCAAATTTCCTCGGCTACTTCACGTAATGTTTTCATAATCTGAAATTTGTAAATTCGCAGCTATAAAAAACGGACTTCTTGTTGCACCAATGGGCAACCCGACGCTGCTCAACTGTCGGTCTGATCTTGTTATCAAAATCCCGGTACGGCTGGGCGAATGGGTTGATGTGCATTTCACGAAAAATGTTCAATCTGAACAACGCATCATCAATTTCTTTGACAAGGCAATAGACAAAAAAACGATGTCTGTTGACCCCCCGCTGCTCAAGCTCCCGAATACACTTCAGCACAGGTTCTATCTGAGCTCGTGTATCACAAGCGAACCGGATATGTCGAATCCATTTCACCCGTGACAGCAAATCGAGAATGTAAGGGTCATCACAAGCTCGCCGGGCATCCAGCCCTTGGTTGAAGTCCACCGCGATACCCATGCGGACGATTTCCTCGATCTGTTCCAGTCCGAAATCGGATGCCAGCACATTGTTGTCGAGCAGTACGGCCCGGCGTTTGTTGCCGATGAATTCGCGTATCGGCGATGCCGGACGGATCGAACCCTCCTTGTGCGGCACAATACACCACGGACAATGATTCGGACAACCGCGAGTGAGGAATCCGTAAGCCTCCGTCACGCCGTACAACGAATAATCCGGCGTGATGTGCTCCACTTCTTCGGGCAATACCGTCGTATAGTCCCGATAACCTGTTCCCGCTTTGACGACCTCGCAACGGTAGACGTCGGGGCAATCCGGCGTGAACGTGAAGACTTTCGACATATACACCCTGTCGTAGCTGCCGAACATCGCATCGGCAAACTCGACCGAATCGCCCTCAGACTTATGCCACGCCGAAAGCTTCATCAGCGCAAGATTCGGGAAGTGATGACCATCCACATCTACTATACCTATTCGCATTGTCTTTCGTAATCGTTAATCGTCTCGAATATCCGCAGTGCTACCTGCGGCACTATGGCGTTGCCGTAGGCTTTGACGGATTCCCTGCACCAACTTGGAAAGGTAATGCCGTCCAATCCACCGGAAAACCCATCATCTCGGCGACAAACCGGGGATTCAGTCGGAAACCTTTCCCAGTTCCGGATAATACGGTCGTCCTTAAATCCAGACCGCCTTTTCCGTGTTTGCCCGGCGATTGATAATCTCTTGCTGTCGGTGTCGGCATAAACCCCAACGGCATGAATACCGTCTTCCCTTTGACACATATCTTCAGACCCTGAGTCTGCGCGGTGGGCAACAATAAACGTTCTGTAGCGTAAGTGGGGAGCATCGACGCCGCAAGCCGGAAGTACGAACGGTTGGACTTCGTAGCCCTCATTTTCCATGTCAGAACACACCTGCTCGAAAACCAGTCCCTCCGACCAATCAACAATTCCGAGAACGTTTTCGCCCACGACCCAGCGGGGACGAATCTCCCGAACAGCTCCAAGCATCTCCGGCCAGAGATAGCGGTCATCTCCCGTGCCTTTTCTCTTACCGGCGACGCTGAACGGCTGGCACGGGAATCCGCCGGTGAGAACGTCGATACGGTCTCGCCAAACGGTAAAGTCAGTTGTTCGGATGTCTTCATATTGCGCTGCTTTCGGAAAATGGAATTTTAGAACCTTACGGCAAAACGGGTCGATCTCGCAGTTGAACACGTTAGTCCAACCTGCCCATTCTGCGGCCAGATCGAAGCCGCCTATGCCGGAAAAAAGCGATGCGTGGGTCATGGCTTCAGTTTGTAATACGTGCTATTGACCGTCGGCCCGCAAACGAGCATTCCGGCATCGACCAGACGGTCCAACTCGCCTTGCAGATCGGGCCCCGAATAGTGGGCGGCGATCTCAGGGTACAAGGCTATGAACGGGGGCTTTTTCGCTGCGCGCTTGCCTTCGATAATGGCTTCTATGATGTCGAAAACGCTATCCATGATTGCCCCGGTTACTCTGTCCGTCCAAAATGATCGTCGTCATGTCCCGCATCCGGTCGTACACCCGTTCGCCGTACCTCCCACGGATCGACTCCTTGTTGAGATTCGTCACGACTATCGTAACTTTCC